GGCCAACCCGGACAACGTTCAATAAACATACACCTAACGCAACTACGTGTCAAGGCACTGTAGGAAAGTTGCTCAGGGTGGCGCGTAGACGTTATTCGGCGCGTCTCTCTCTCTTGCACTCTGGCTCGCGCGCGTGTGTATGTGTCGGACTAAGAATCAAGCGATGCCGCGCGCGTCGTGCGCGCGTGTCTAGCGCGCGCGAGCCAAGTAGCCGCGTGTACCCCGCGCGTACCCCGCGCGCGGGGTTGTCATACGGGGTGTGCGTTGCCCCTTCCTCGCGACGGAAGGCACGGCGCAGGGCCGTCGGTCAAACGCGGGCAGACCGTACCCCCAACCCAACCCAACCCCACGACACAGCGCGTCCCGCGATCAGGTGGGGGTAGGGCCGGCCAGGCGCTGCGCGTCGCCGGAGTCCCGGAGTCCCTTGCACAAATTACCCCCCTCCTGAAAGGTGTTGGAGTCCCTTGTTTAAGATTGACCCATCAGTGTTGGGTTCCCTTGATGTTGCTACTCGAAGGCAGGTTGAGGATGAGTTGCGGCTTCTTGAGGGTGTTCGGGCTCGTAATCCCATTGAGGCGTATGTGCCGCATGTGAAGCAGGTGGTGTTTCATGCTTCGGGTGATGACCTTAAAGTGTTTTTGGGGGGTAATCGGTCGGGTAAGACGACGGCTGGGATTGTTGATGATTTGATTCAGGCGTTGGATGTTCGGGATGTGCCGATGCATCTCAAGGGGTTTAAGCGTTGGGGTCCCCCGTTTTATTGTCGTGTTGTGACTCCTGATCTTGGTCAGACTTTGGATCAGGTTGTGTTGCAGAAGATTCGTGAGTGGTGTCCTCCTGGTGCCCTTGCGGGTGGGAGTCTTGACAAGGCGTTTGATCAGCGTTTGCGCGTGTTGCGGTTTGCGAATGGGAGCTGGTTTCAGTTCATGTCGAATGATCAGGATTTGGACAAGTTTGGTGGTGCTGCGTTGCATCGGGTTCATTACGATGAGGAGCCTCGTCAGGATATTCGTAGGGAGTCACTTGCTCGTCTTATTGATTACGGCGGTGATGAGGTGTTTACGATGACTCCGCTTAGGGGTATGTCGTGGATGTATGACGATGTTTGGGTTCCGTTTCAGGAGAAGCGGTTGAAGGGTGCGACGGTTGTTCTTGTCGACATGGATGACAATCCTCACTTGGATGAGCGCACGAAAGTTCGTGTGCTTGCGGAGTACAGCCCGGAGGAGCGGATGGCTCGTAAGTCAGGGTTGTTTGTGCATTTCGCGGGTCTTGTGTTTGGCGAGTTTGACCCGGAGACGCACGTTGTGCCGTCTGTGAGGGCTTTGCCGGAGGGCGCTGAGGTGTTCGGTGGGATTGACCCTGGGATTCGTCATATGGCCGCTGTGGTGTTTGCGTATCTTGATCACGACGACAATCTTGTTGTGTTTGATGAGTTGGCTTTGCAGGGTCATACGATTTCCGAGGTGTGTAAGGAGATTGAGTTGAAGAAGCTCAGGTGGGGTTGTGAGCCTCGTTGGTGGGTTATTGACCCAGCGTCTAGGAATAAGAACAATCAGACGGGGCGTAGTGATCAGATGACGTTTGCTGATCATGGGATTTTCACTTCGCCGGGTCAGAATGCTGTGCGTCCGGGGATCAACAAGGTGAAGGAGCGCTTGCGGGCGGGGAAGCTTGTTGTGTCGTCGGATTGTCCGGAGTTGATTTCGGAGTTTAAGAAGTACAGGTGGGCTTCTCCTAGGCGGAGTGAGAACGATGCTCGTGAGGCGCCGGTGAAGCGTGATGATCACTTGCTTGATGCTTTGAGGTATGTGGTGATGTCGAGGCCGTTGACGCCCGTGGATTCACCCGTGGAGAGTTTGAGTGTTCAGGAGCGGATGTTTCGTGAGTCCTTGAAGGGGCTTGGGGAGCGCGTACATGACTCTGGCAATGGGCCGGGGCAGTTCATTTAAGGAGTTTTGATGGAGATTCGTTACGGGGGCTTTTGCTCTAATTGCTTTAATCATTTGTGCCCTAAGACTCGCGTTGTGGAGTTTCCTGCCGCGTGGGATGGGCCCGTGTTGAACAATGGCGTGTCGATTGATGAATTGTTTTTGTGTGAGAATTGCATTCGGAATGCTTTTGAAGTGTTGACGGTTGACCCGGTGGGCGTGACTGTTCTTGAGCTTGAGGTTCGGGATGCGAGGGTTTCTGCGGAGCAGTGGAAGGCTTATGCGTTGAAGCTTGAGGAGGGTTTGGCTGTTCGTCCTGAGCCGAAGGCGAAGCGGAAGGCTGCGGCGTGAGCTGGTTTCCTTTTGCAATTCTCGCGTTGCTGATTGTTGCTAGGGAGTACACGATCTTTAGGGAGCGTTCTGAGTGGCTTGTGGAGCGCCGCGAGCTCACTGACAGGGTGCAGGCACCTGAGAGGCTTCCGAGCGCTTTAGCGAGTGATTTTGTGTTGCCGGAGGTTGAGCCGGATGAGTTCAATCTTGTTGGCGTGATCAGTGAGGTGTCTGATGAGTGACGTTAAGGAACTTGAGAAGCTTCTAAAGGATGGGAAGAGCGCCCGAAGCAAGTTTGACGCGCAGTGGTTTTTGAACCTTGCGTACTATCAGGGCGAGCAGTGGGTTGCTTGGGATGGTCGGAGTCTTTATAGGCCGCAGTTGCGCAGGGACAGGATGACGATTGTGGACAATCGCATTCAGCCGGCTGTGAGGACTGAGGTGGCGAAGCTGACTAAGCAACGTCCAGTGTTCACTGTGACTCCGAGGACGGGTGATCAGGAGGATGTTGAGGCAGCTTATTTGTCGGAGCAGTTGCTTCAGTTCCAGTGGACGCACCTTGAGATGCGCGACAAGCTTCTTAGGGCGTTGCATTGGTCGAGGATTTGTGGCGCTGGGTTTTTGAAGGTTACTTGGGATTCGACTGTTGGTGACGGGTTTGATGCCTTGGTGGGCCCGGATGGGAAACCGATTCCCGGCCCGAACGGTGCGCCACTTACGGGAATGGATCCCGCGATGATTAGTCAGCAGCTTGGCGTTCAGGTGACTTCTAAAACTGTCAAGCAGGGTGACGTTTCAGTGGAGGTCAGGAGTCCGTTTCAGGTGTTCCTTGACCCGATCGCGGAGCGTTTTGATGAGGTGGAGTGGCTGATTGAGCAGTCTGTTAGGTCTGTTGAGTACGTGAAGCGCAGGTGGAACCATGATGCGAAGCCGGACGCGAACGCTAATCCTGGTCTTGTTGAGGCTCGACTTGGTGCTTCAATGATGGGGCAGAGCAACTACAAGGGTGTTCGCATCAGTGAGTTGTGGCAGAAGCCGAATAGTGAGTATCCGAATGGTCGGCGTGTCGTTTGGGTTGCTGACAAAGTTTTGTTTGAGGACACGAAGCCGTATGACCCAATGCCGTATGTGATGTTCAAGGGCATTGATGTGCCGGGTCGAGTGTGGCCCACATCGGTTGTGGAGCAGTTGCGTGGCCCTCAGACTGAGTTGAACAAGGTGAAGTCTCAGATTGCTGAGAATCGTAACCGTGTCGGGAATCCAACTGTTCTTGCCTCCAAGCAGTCCATCGCTGACCCCAATGCGTTCGAGAGCGCCATGGCACAGCCTGGAGGCATTTTTTATTACGACGACAACAATGGCCCGAATGCGGCTCCAGCGTATTTGCAGGCTCCGCAACTGCCGGGTTACGTGTTGCAGGAGATTGATCGCATTGAGCAGTCAATTCAGGAGATCAGTGGACAGCATGAGGTCACTGGCGGGAATGTTCCGTCGGGTGTTACAGCCGCGTCAGCTATCAATCTTTTGCAGGAGTCTGACGATACTCGTCTTGGACCGGCTGTTGCAGACATGGAGGATAACTTGGCTCGCACGGGCCGGAAGATCCTTACGTTGGTCAGCAAGTTTTATACGGATAGTCGAACGATCCGCATTGCCGGTCAGGACGCTACGTGGCGCATTTTTGATTTCCGTGGCTCAATGCTGCGCGATAACACTCACGTTGTTGTCCAGACTGGTTCCGCGTTCCCGCAGAGCAAGGCTGCGAAACAAGCTGCCCTTCAGGAGTTGTTGACGTTCTTTGTTCAGTCCGGTCAACCGTTGCAGGGTAAGAACCTTGCTCGATTCTTAAAGGATTGGGATGTCGGTGGCCTTGAAAGACTTGTTGATGAGTTGTCGGAGGATGAACAGCAGGTCAATCGTGAGAATCAGAGGTTGGCGAAGGGTGAACCGTTGCCAATCAATTCGTTTGACGATGACGCAGCTCACATTTCCGGTCATCAGGACTTTATGAAAACAGCGTCGTATGACTCGATTAGTCCAATGGCGAAGCAGGTGTTTGAGCAGCATGTAGCAATGCACCAGCAGCGTCAGGAACAGAAGCAACAGCAGATGATGCAACAACAGCAAATAATGGCTCAAGGGCCGCAAGGAGCTCCGCCGAATGGCAACTAAATGTATTGAGGACTTGAAAGCTGCCGTTGACGCGGTGAAGGCTGATTATGGCAGTGACCCGAAGTGGGCTGAAGTGATCAATTATGCTGAGGAGGCAGTGTCTGAAGCGGAACAAATTGAATCGCCTGCACCTGACTCTCCGGGCAAGCAGGCAGCAAACGCTGTGCATGACGAGAGTAAGGAAACTGCCGCAAGCGAGAACGCTGAGAGTCCAGCGGTGCAGAAGCAGGAGCAAACTTCGGGTTCTGAAGTGCCGATGAAGGAAGCAAAGGACATGAAGGGCGCTGCGCAGATGGCGATTTTGATGCTGCGTAACCGCAAGAAGTAACTCTCAACCCTTGGCGGGGTCATAGCCGCCTTGTGGTCTTGCCCTTCGGGGTTTATTTCGCCCCGTTAGGGGGCTTTATCCGCCCCGTTAGGGGTTAAACGTCGTGAAGCCAGGGACAGGTACAGCTTCGGCCAGGGCCGCGTTACAGCTTCAGGAAGGAAGTACACATGTCAGAGGAAGCGGTACAGCCGGAAGTTGGGGGAGCGGAAGGCCAGGGCCAAGCTCCGTATGCGGAGTACCTTGACAGACTGCCGGAAGGCATTCGTGGTGATGTCGAGCCCGTTTTTAAGGAATGGGATTCAAGCGTCACTAAGAAGTTCCAAGAAGCAGCAGACTTTCGTAAGCAGTGGGAGCCGTTCCAAGACCTTGGTTTAACGGACGTTCCCCGCGATGAGATTGAAAACCTCATGGCTTTGCGTGACCTTGCCGCTAATGATCCCGAACAGTTTGATGCGTGGCTTAGTGCGACGGCACAAGAACGCGGCTTGTTTGGTGAGTCAGAGGAGTCCGAAGACCCTTATGGGGAAGCTGAGGATCCAATGAGTCCTGTCATGTCTGAGCTCGGTGAGCTTAAGGCGTGGAAGGAGCAGATGGAACAAGAACAACGAGTGTCTGAGGCAATGAAAGTCGTTGATCAGCAGGTGAGTGAGGCAGTGGCAAAGCATCCTGATGTGCCCCGCGAGTTGGCGGAGCAGTTCCTCGCATCGTTTGCTGAGTCTGATCCACAGAATGCCGTGAGCTTGTCGTTTGAGGCTGCGGAGAAGTGGATGGCACAGATTCAGCAGGGAATGGTGTCGGACAAGCTCAGTCAACCGGAGGCGGCAGAGCAGGGGCAGCGTGTTGATGGTTCCCCGGAGCAGATCAGCACGTTTGCGCAGGCTTCACAAGCAGCTCTTCAACGGTTGAAAAACCAATAATCCTGAAATTGAAAGAGGTGATGTG